AAGCACGTAGTCCTGCATTATCGGTGACTGAACCACCACCTGAATACATGTGTTTCTTTCCACTTGCCATTCCACCATACATCATCTCTGTCTTCTTACCTTTAGGCTTCTTACCTAGCATAGATATTATAATAGCTATACCACCTTTTTTATTCTTTTTCATTGCTACTTTCCCTTATTTTTTCTATTGTCTACAGAGGATAGTACGTAGCCACCTTTTCTGTAGTCATTAATACCCATTCTATTTTTAGTTGGCATACCACCTTGATTAAATCTTCCACCACCTTTACCCACTATATTAGTATTTTTACTAGGAGCTTTAGATATTTTAATTTGTTTGCCCTTTTCTCCCTTTTTAAGAGCATCCATTTCTCTTTCTCTCTTAGTCATTTCTTTTGCTTTTATACTGTTTTTAATTGCTTCCATTCTTTTAGCTGTTGGCTCAAAGTCATATACTTTAGGTCCTCCGTCTGGAAAGTCCGTAGCTCGTTTAGGGTCTTTAATTACCTCACCTGTTTCTCTATTTATGTATGTACCTTTGTCATATATTTTTCTATCACGTAAGGATTGAGAAGTAGCTCTGCCTTTTTTATCAACTGCGGCAGCTTCCGACTTTTCTATTTTAGCAACAATAGCTTTTGCTTTTGTATTACCTTCTTTAGCTAACTTCTGTAAAGAGACTCTATTCTCTGCAGCTTTCTTTGTGCTTCTTGTAGCCATTGCTTCTATAAAGTTAGCATCAGGAGACATTGTAACTTTACCCATTAAACCTGCATCTACAGCTGCTTCAGCTTTAGCATCACCACCCTTTGTGCCTTTAGCCATACCTTCAAACATTTTAGGTGCAGGTGGATTACCTCTTTCAAACTTACCTCTACTAGAACCTGTTTGATTTGAAAATAAGTTTTTACTTTTAGGTTTCTTACTATCTTTCTTATTTTTATTGGCTTTAATTATAGCTTGTACTTTTTTAAACTCTTTAGCAGCATCTTGTGCTTTCTTTAATTTACTTAGTGCACTCATTATCTTGTCTCCTATTTACCACTTAACCTTATGTGACCAATACTTAGCACTCAGCTTCGTGGTTGGTTTACCTTGAGCATTATGTCTTGCATAATAACTCTTCTTACGTGCCTTATCTTTAGCTGTGGTAGGATTCTTTCCTGCACCACTTACACCTTGTTGTCCAAAGCGAATGAGTTTCATGTTATGCCCTTCAGCGGCTAACACCATATGTGATTTAGTTTTATGGTCAGGGGTTCTCTTAGGCTTGTTCACACCCTTGAGTCCATGTTTCTTGAGCAATGCTGCTCGTCTATTTTCATGTGCCATAGTTTATATTCTCATCTTATCTGAATCTTTATCTTCAAAGCACTTATACTTTAAGGCTTGGAACATAGGCATGTAGTCTGGGAGGTCAGCAGCCATTTCATATGTACGTACTATACACTCCTGCTTCGTTTTATATGGACCTTCCAAATCTTTTAGTGTGTGACATACATCGGAGTTACCAATCATACATACAAGTACAAACGCTTCAAACATTATTCTAACAACATTCCCTCTGCCTTCATTGCATTCTCTACATGCTTCAATGAATAGCGTACACCTGTGTCAGCTTCAATGGCGGCACGAACATAAAACACAGAACTATGTGGTATATGAAGGTCTTTTAATCTATTAGTACGGATAGCATGATAGAATGCTTCCAACATATTCTCTGGTGTATATAGTTTTACTGATTTTCGTCTCATTGTCAAGTCTATTTTTATATTGTACGGATATTTATTCTAGGGGATATCACTTTAAGTGAATCGTTAAAGTGTATATTTACATGTTTATATACTTAAGTGTTTATATAAGTTATATTATAAGTACTATTTAAGTGTTACAGTTTAAGTGTTATCCTAGTTATCTTAATTATAATCGATTATGCCCTATGTGTCAAGCAAAAATAATGTAAGGTATGTACGATTGTTAAATCCGTGTGATAAATATGTCACACTATTCATATATATGTAGACAGTTACCCTTGTGGTTAACAGTAGAAATACCTAATCTGTGTATGTATTCATGTATACTACGCATACACCCCCCCATGGCACTCGCCCACCCACCCTCGAATGTGTGCAATATGCGTGCAAGTATGGTGTGTGTGTAGGAAAAATGTACCATTTCATGTATTATGCGTGTATATGTGTAAGGAAAGTGTAGCAATATCAATGCTTTAGCATTAAATGTAAACTGTTATGCTATCAGTTACCCTTGTTACATCACATGTAAGCATGAGAATACACAAACTAACATGAAATGTTAATGTTGATGCACATATACACTACCCCTATCATATGTGGTCATATCATGTGTAACAGTACATATCTCAACACGTATAATACACACAAGATATATTGCCTTATTTTGTTCCTGTTTCGTTCTTTTATCACATGATATGAAATCCTAGCTAATAAAAAACATAATAAAAACAATCACTTAAAAAATAGTGTTGACTAGGTTTTATTTAATCTATCTAATGAAAACAATTAAACAACACAACACATGAGGTTACAATGTATACAATGAATGAAAAAGAATATAACTTACTATCAAATTTAGTTTCTGATTTTTGTAGTAGTAAACCAAAATTAGAATTATTACGTAATGATAAACCTTTTTTAAAGTTAAATAATAATTTAACTAACTTAAAAATAATGTTATCTTTATGTGGATATGAGTTAGTCAGTATGTTGATATTTGAAACTTATGCTACAGTATTACATACTGAAACTGATAAATTTTATAATATACAAATTGAAACTAACTAACCACTTATGTTATATAATACTTAAATACTTCCATTTATGGGTAAAAAGTATTTAAGTATATATATAACTAACAACAAGGAAATTGAAAATGACTAGATTGAGATTACGATATGAAAGAAAAAGTACATTGCTTAAGAAAGCACATAACTATTCGATGCTTATGATTTTATCATACTTTTCTGCTATAGCAGTAACCTTATTTGTTGGTGTATTGATTGATATTATCACAGATAATACTGACCTAATGATTGACGTTTGCACGTTAACCTTCTTAGGTTTTGGGTTGCTTGGTATAATATGTATGGCTTTATCATTCATATACACAGAGAAAGCATTTGAAAGAAATTAGTAATTTAATATTTAAAAACACTTGATACTTTAGTGAAAGTGTTTATTAAATATATAAATAACTTAATAACATAAACACAAACAATGAGGTTACAAAATGACTAAGCAAAAAAATGGTTACATTTTATTTGAAGGCAAGAGTGAAATTGATGGTAAAGATATTGTTGTCATTGCTACAGGTTTGAATGTTAATTCAAATAATGACAAAACAGGTAGCATGGTACAAACTTGGATACTGTGTAGAGACATAGACCCACGTGAAGCCAACAAGTTAGGCTTAGACTATTCCATTTGTGGTAATTGCCCTTTACGTGGAGAAGCAGTAGATATAACTTCTGATAGGAAGTTAGCTAAAGATAGAGCATGTTATGTAGCTATCTATCAAGCACCCTTGAATGTTTGGAAAACATACAAGAAGGGTGGGTATGATTATGCCACAGGGCATGAAGCTATAGCTTTACTAGGTAAAGATAAGCTTATACGTTTGGGGTCATATGGTGACCCTAGTGCCGTTCCTTCATACATTTGGGATAGCTTCTTAGCTAAGTCTAAGGGTCGAACAGGTTATACCCATCAACATAATCTTGTAAGTACAAGATATGACTTATGTATGAAGTCAGCAGATACACGTGAAGAAGCAGTAGCTTCATGGAATGAAGGTATAAGAACATTTAGGGTTATCAAGAACGTTGACGAAATAGTCAAGGGTAAAGAGATACTATGTCCTGCTTCAGCAGAAATGGGTAGACGTACTACCTGTGACGATTGCAAGTTATGTAGTGGGTCAAGTATCAATGCTAAGAGCATTGCTATTGTATCTCATGGAGCAGGAGCAAAATACGTTGCTTAACCTTTACGTATCATAACGTTAATAATACTCCATTTATGGGTAAAAGTATTATTAACTTATAAGATACTTAATAACGAAAACAAATTAACTAAAGGATTTACATTATGGCTAAACTTTACAGATTACCACAGACTTCACACAAACCATTAAGAGCATGTTGGGTTGCTTATGATAGCAATGCAAGGGAAGACGAAGTGATTACAATGTATAGTGGCAAGGTTAAAACTTATGGTTTTAATATGAAACGTAAAAATAAAAATAAAAGATTCGTAAGGAAATCAAGAGCTTAGATATTTAAATTAAAAAACACTTGATACTTTAGTGAAAGTGTTTATTTAATTATAAAATATCTTATATAACAATAACAACAACAACCATTGAAAGGTTACACAAAATGAAAATTACAAGACAATCAATTCTTTCCAAAAATATATCCTCAATGGATATTGACGTAACACATGAGCAAATTGCTCTATGGGAAGGTGGTATGCTTATTCAACAAGCAATGCCTAACCTCTGTGAAGATGAACGTGAGTTCATGATGACAGGTATCACTCCTGATGAGTGGGATGCTCATATGGTTGGTGGCGAAGATGCTGACGAAGAAGGGCAACCAACATGGGAACAAGAGTGGGAAGACTATGGTGAGGTATATAGTGATGAGTACTAGGACATGGAAGGACATACGTATTGATGAAATCAATGAGAGTGGTGCAACCTACTCTCCTAACAACGAATACTTCGAGGAAGTATATGCTATCTACGATAGTAAAGCAGAAACTTATGAACAATTTAAAAAGGAGTTCACAAACAATGGCTAGAAAAAATGAATTGCAAATGTTTGAAAAGATTAGTATAACTAAAGATACTAAGAAGAAGCCTAAGCACAATGACGATTGGAAACGTGCTAGGAAATTACTACGTAAAACTAAACTAAACATACAAGAAAGGAGTTTTGTATAATGACTATTAAAAATTACATACACGTTCAGCTTAAGAGTATCTCTTACTTTTTGAAAGGTCAAAAGCCTACAAGGTTTAGAGTTAATGAGAAGAAGTCTAGAGGTTACTCTGTAACTTACACAGATGGTGGTAAGAGTGGGGAAGGCTTTATAGCCTTGAACAAGGGTAAGAAAGTATCTTACTTCCCTAATTACAATCGTAAAGGTGCAACACGTACCCTAGATTATGTACCATTCAAGCAGATGTTTGGCTTGATGAAGTACCAACATAAAAACCCTATAACTACAAATAGAAAGGTAGGTTAATTATGAGTGTACCTTATTGGCAAGTAGGCTTGAAGATAGGTGCAGAGAGTGGGCAATTAAATGTCCACTCTGATGCCCTAGAGCAATCATGTTATGGTAATGCTATTGACCATGCCATAGAAATGGCTAGAGCAATGCACCCTACAGAGAGAATAGAATTTTTATATGTGAAGGAGTACAACTAATGATGACATATTTTATAGATGCTAAGAATGAATTTATAATTGATGTTGACGTAAGAGGTTATGCACACAAGAAAGAATTGATTGAGTGTGATTACTTAGAATTATATCCACATCAAGTAAATGGTAATGACATATGGACAGACGAAGAAGGTAATTTAAAAGATTACAATTACTTCTTTCAGATAGATGATGTCATTGTGAGTGGTAATGCAGTTATCATGTCATGTGATGAGCATGGTGAGTCTGTACCACCAAAAAACTTGACACTTGAAGAATTAAAGTCTAGGGTTACATTTATGGGTAAGCGATACATTGACCCTAGTAAACTAAAGTTTGAGGTAAAGGAGTGGAAGTAATGCCTAACGATAATGATGCGAAAGTAGTATTAATCTTGAGTGGTATAGCAATGCTATACTTCTCATGTTACATAGGAGTGTAAGAATGATTGTTAAGATTGAAGTTACAGTAGACGAATTAGAAGTTATTATGGATGCTTTAGAGTTAGAGTATAACACGTGGAAAGAGTGTCTAGGTGGTGCTGACGAAGACCCATATGATAGGCTTGAGTATGAGAAAACGAGAGCAGTTATGATTAGGTTAGATGAACAATTATTAAAACTAAAGGAAGGATTAACACAATGATAGGTGCAAGTTTGTTTAATGGATGTGGTGTTGGTGCATTAGCTATGATACGTGCCAACCTACCCATCACAAGGTTTTACTATTCAGAGATAGATAAGTATGCTAACATAGTTATGGATGCTAACTTTCCTGATGCTATACCTATAGGAGATGTAACTAAGGTTGATGCTAGTAGTTTCAATGATGACATAGATATTCTAATGGGTGGCTCGCCATGTCAGGGATTTTCTTTTGCAGGACATCAGCTTAACTTTGACGATGAACGTAGTAAGCTATTCTTTGAGTTCATACGTATCAGAGATGAGGTCAAGCCTAAGTATATACTCTTAGAGAATGTACGTATGGCTAAGAAATCACAAGACATCATATCAGAGTATATGGGATTTGAGCCACAAGCATTAAACTCTAAGTGGCTTAGTGGTCAGAATAGGTTTAGACTATATTGGTGGGGTAAGCTACAAGCTGACGGCACATACAAGCAGTTGCCTATAGCACCTATGGTGGATAAGGGCATTGTCATGCAAGACATCTTGGAAGATGGCTATGCTACAGATGAGATGACTAGCCAAGATGGTAAGTCGCATTGTCTTACTGCTAGGTACAATGGTGCAGTATGGTGGAATAGTATTGAACGTAAGCAACGTACTATGGTACTGAAAGATAACCCTACCATGTCCAAAGATGGATTGATTAGGGTTGGTACTGCTGACCTCAAAGGGCATGACTCAATCAAGAGAGTGTATGCACAAGAAGGCAAAGCACCTACTCTTACTACCATGCAAGGTGGACACAGAGAACCAAAGGTTGCTATTGGTAGGATTGTTAATCGTAGACTAGATGAGAATGGTACTAGGAAAGATGACCAACTAGACCTACCATTCACTAGGCAACTAGAGGTACGAGATGATGAGAAGTCTAACTGTCTTACTACTGTGCAGAAAGACAACGTGGTAGTATCAAAAGATATGTGGCGAAAGCTGACACCCTTAGAGTGTGAGAGATTGCAGACATTACCTGACAACTACACCAATCATGTATCCAATAGTCAGCGATACAAGATGATTGGTAATGGGTGGACAGTTGATGTGATTGCACATATACTCAAGGGCATACAGTTAGATGAGACATGGCATGAAATGTATAACAACAACAAGGAGATGGTATAATGACAAACGAAAGTAGATATATGTTGGCATTGGTTAATGTATTATATTACCAAGCATTACGTATGAGCAAGGAAGAACTTCAACCTGTATTATTCTTTGAAGAAGTAGCAACAGACTTTTGGACACTTAAACAATGTCGCATACAATATGTCAAAGACCAACTAGAATTTATTCGTGATGGTAATCTTGATGATGAGATTGAAGACACTTGGAATACAGTATTTAAAAAGGAGAATGTATAATGGATGTAGATAATTATTATAAACAACTTGAAGGTTTTAGAATAAAGAGTTACTTAGGAGAAAGTGAAGAAGGCTTTCCACAGTTTCATTTAACCAAGCCTAGATACAAAGATGTCAAGGTTGAAGTGAGTGCAGATGGAGAAGGTAACTATGGTGGTGTATTATTCCTAAGTGAAATGGAGAATGTATAATGGCTTTTGACCAAATGAATATCAAAGATATGTTGTGTGATATGTACGACATTCAACGTCAAGTTAAACAAGCGAAGTTACTTGATGCACCAAAAGATAATGATGGAACTATCTTTACAATTAAAGATTGTTTTGACAATGTTATTGGTCAACTAGAACAAGAACTTGAACGCAGAGGACAGGAGATATAACAATGCTAATGGAATCCATGATATGCCTAGCACTCAACGTGTACCATGAAGCTAAGAATCAAAGTTTCATAGGGCAAGTGGCAGTCGCACAAGTTGTGATGAATAGGGTAAAGGATACACGATACCCTAACACAGTATGTGACGTAGTTAAACAAGGTGCAACATACAAATGGAAGCCTGACTTTCCTATCAAGAATAGGTGTCAGTTCAGTTGGTACTGTGATGGCAAGAGTGACAAGCCTAAAGAACATCAGGCATGGAGAACGGCTATGCACATTGCTAATGGTGTATACAATGGACACCTAGATGACTTTGTTGAGGGTGCTACACACTACCATGCACACTATGTCAATCCTAGTTGGGCAGATACTAAAACGTATGTAACACGAATAGATGACCACATATTTTACAGATGGGAGATTAAAGATGAATAGATATTATGTAGAATGGAAAGTAGATGGTAGCGAAACTTTTACAACTTATATTTATATTAAAGCATATAGTGTAGAGCAAATACGAGACATGCTTAATGAATATGATATAGTCGCAATAGATATAACAGATTAGGAGACACAGATGAATAGATTTATTATAGAACAAACACCACGTGAGATAGCATCATCTCTATGTGACCAACACGTAGTTAAGATGCCACTAGAAGAAGCACAGATGTTATGCACTACACTATGGCATTATGTACCTGACTATGCAGAGGAGTATGACTTGTACAAACCTGTCCATCAGAAGCATCCATGTACATTGTGGGCAATGGAATGTCGCAAGAATTATGAGTGGGCATTTGGATTGTATCACTTCATGCTTGAGGAGTACACTAACAGATACAAGAAGGTGCATGGTGCGAGTAAACATTATGATGCTTTGAAGTTGGGTGCTAAGTTTGTGCCTGACACTACTAACTTTATCACACCACATCCACAATGTTTTAGTGGGCATGATGACTTGAAGACAGATGAGAACTTTCCTATCCAAGCATATAGAAGTTTTTATATTGTTGACAAGATGAAGTTTGCGAGGTACAAGTATACAGAGATACCTGAGTGGTTTGAAGAAGAAGATAAACACATAGCTTGTTATAGTTATCCTAATTGTGATGAAGCACCACTTGGATGTATCGTATCACAAGGCTCACAAGCAGAGTCATATGGACACAGATAGAGGAGTAATGATATGGGTGTTAAAGGAACGTCACGAACAGGAGACATATCTGAATATGAAGTTGCTATATACTTTTTAAAGAATGGATACGAAGTGTTTAGGAATATGAGTTGCACAGGTTTAGTAGACTTGGTTGTTATATGTCCTAAGACTAAAGAGATATTATTATATGATGTTAAAACTACAACTACATATACTGATAAAGATGGTGTGACTACAATCTATGCCAACACTTCTTCTGAAGAACAGAGGAAACTAGGTGTAGAGATTGCAGGATTACACAAAGATAAATTATATACAGACCCAATTAGAATAAAGGAGAGATTTAAAAATGAAAATACATAGAGTAGTACAGATGTTAGGTGCAACAACAAGCACAGGTAAATTAGCAAGTGATATGTATGACTTGAATTACAAGGATTATTATTCAAAAGAACAAGATAGGTACATACCTATTTCACACATGGACTTTCAACATTTAGTCAGAGCATTCGTTAAACAGAATGAAGAGGATGTTAGGACTGACACACAAGAAGGTAAGATAAAAGAACAAGCAGAGTTCTATGATGATGTTGTTGAAAAGAATGACAAGATATATAGAAAAAAGATAAAGGAACTTGAGTTAGAAAATCAACGTCTTGTCCAACAACTTGAGCATGATGAAACTGTAGTGCCTAGGGAAGCCTATCAAGCCATGAAGGAAAGGTATCAACATGAGGTAAATAATGCAGAGTATTGGAAGGCTCAATACAGAATAGCCAATGACCTGTTACAACCTAACAAAGGATGTGGTTATGTGTTCAGCGAGATACCTAACGACACAGATGGTCAAGAGTTTATTGACAATATGAAGCAGTACTTCAACAAGAAGACATACAAGATGCGAGTACGTGGACAACACATCAAGCCTGAGTTGAGGGGTACAGGTGCTACATACTTTGGTCAGAACTTAAATGAGTCTACACATATGAGGGTTTATATTGATAACAAAAACCAATCCTAATATGTTAGTGCCTTACTATCTCATGCACTCATACTTGTATTACGAGATGGATGAACCCATCATTAGTGATGTAGAGTATGATGAGTTATGTAGGGAGTTAAAGGAGAAGTGGGATAGTGTAGAACACTTTCACAAACACTTGGTAGATGTGCAGTCATTAGGTGCAGGTACAGGCTACCAAGTTAAATATAATAATCGTATCGCATCCGCTGCGATGGAACTTTTAAAACAAGATAAGGAGAAATAATATGTGGCATAGAATAGTAGCACACTTCGAGGAGAAGTATGGAGAGAATACTAAGTATGACTTAGACTATGGTAAGTTATTAATTATAGCATTATGTATTTACATAGCATTGGAGGTGTAACATGACTAAAAAGAAAACAAAAGAAATAAATAAAATAATAAACTTGACGGCAAAAGAATCACGAAGGATATTACAAATACTTGAGGACTTACGTAGTATCAACGCTACTACAGACGATAAGTGTCCAATAGACTATGAGCAAATATGTAAGCTAGATAGAATGGAACATAAACTTGCTAACATAGTAGGTGCTGAAGTTGAGTGCGAACATGGACACTATAGCAGATGGAGTGGGTCTTATGAATATAAATGACCTAGTACAGAAGTACTATTTGTCTAATGATTTCAATGGCTTAGTAGATAAAACTAAAGTTGATTATCAATACTGTGCAAAAGTTTTACTTGAAACAAAAGTTGATGGCAAAAGTTTGTCAACAATAAGACTAAGTAAAATGACAGGTGCGATAGCGAGACGAGCCTACGAACAATGGTTGAGTCGTGGTATCTATCAGGCTAATGCTATCACATCTGTAGCACGTAAGGTATATTCGTATGGTATGGAGATGGGTTATGCTGAGAGCAACCCATTTGCTACCTACAAACGTAAACCTACACATGTAAGACGTACAGTATGGACAAAAGAACAAGTGATACAATTTTTAGATGTAGCTTATAGCGATTTTCAGTACAGAAATGTAGGTTTGATAGTGCAAATGGCATACGAATGGTGTCAACGCATAGGAGATATGCGATTATTGCAGTTTACAAACATAGATTTTGATAAAAGTGTGCTAAATTTGCAACAGTCAAAGAGAAGAAGTGTAGTACACCTACCTATTTCTCTTGACTTATTGAAAATGTTAGTTCAGCAGAGGGATGAGTATGGTTTTCAACCCTATGTGACCCCACATTATCGCCCTGTAGGTGGAGAATATAAGCCTTACACGTTAGTAAGACTATCAAAAGTGGGTAGACGAGTGATGGACATGGCTAATTTGCCTAGTGAATTACGTATGATGGACTTACGAAGGACAGGTACAACAGAAATGGTGGAAGCAGGAGTACCAATGGGTCAGATTATGTCTGTCACAGGACATGCTAACCCTCAATCTGTGAAACCTTATATGAAAAATACGTATGATTCTGCAAATAATGCATTGACACTACGTAAAACCTATGGTACAAGCAAGTAAATGCCGACAAGGAAAGTGATATATAATGTATAATATGAATGAAATAATAAAAGAATTAGATGTAGCCAATGGCATGACAAAAAGAATGAACTGTCCTGTATGTAAAGGCTACAAAACTTTCACAGTAACAAACAACATGGGTAAGGTAGTATGGAACTGCTATAAAGCTACGTGTGAGACTAAAGGTGGACACAGAGTACACCTGTCAGTACAAGACATACGTGATGCTATTACTCCTGATGTGATGGACACAGGCGAGGTTGAGTTTATTCTACCTGACTTTGTAGTACCACATGGTAATAGAAGAGAGGTCATGGACTTCTGCGAACTATGGGAGTTAGATGCAGACGAACTTAGCCTACACTATGATGTGAAAGAAAGACGAGTTGTGTTCTTAGTAAAGGACAATGGTGTTACTATTGATGCAGTTGGTAGGTCAGTTGCAAACAGAATACCTAAATGGAAAAGATATGGTAAGAATAGTTTGCCTTATACACATGGGTGTGGTAAGGTAGCAGTGGTTGTTGAGGATTGTGTGAGTGCTTCAGTTGTAGGCAATGATGTATACGTTGGGTTAGCTGTGTTGGGTACGTCATTATCAGAAGCACATAAGGAGTATCTCACACGATTCTCAACAGCAATTATAGCACTAGACCCTGATGCATTGCCCAAGACACTAGCCTTTGCAAAAGAGTTACGAGGATACGTTAACGATATTAAAATACTTAGATTAAAAGATGACTTAAAATATCGTGAACCTAGCGACATATTAAATTTAACTAACCTAACCCAACAACAACAATAGAAGGAGACCCAACATGGAACTATCACTAATAAGAAGTCTGATGGACAAGACATTCTACGATGAACACAGAGGTGCTAAATGTCCTGACAGATTATTCAGTAAGGATGTACGTCAGATAAAGAGTGCCATAGATAAAGCTATGGACACATATGCAAGAACAGTAACACCTGATGAGATTGAAGCATTGTTTATGTCTAACAATCCATCGATGACTACTGCACAGAAGCAAGCATACTCTGCTTTGTTTCATCAAGTAAAGAAGGAGCAACCACTTGGAACTGATATTGCACAAGAAGTACTCTCGAAATTATTCCAACAGGTTGTGGGGGAAGACATTGCTAATCTTGGTTTTGACTACGTTAATGGTGCTAAGTCCTCTCTTGAACCTCTTCGTAATATACTTGAGCATTATGGGGATGATTTTACTCCCAACTTAAATATTGAGTGGGAAGACATAGACTTAGATACACTCTTAGCTAAGAATGATTTGGAAGCTAGATGGACATTCAACATACCTAGCCTTACACGTAAGGTAGAAGGTGTGAATGCAGGACACTTAATTGAGATAGGTGCTAGACCTAACACAGGTAAGACATCTTTCCATGCGAGTTTGATTGCTAGTCCAAATGGCTTTGCTCATCAAGGTGCTAACTGTATTATCCTGTGTAATGAAGAAGGTTATCACAGAGTAGGTGCTAGATACTTGACTGCATCTACAGGTATGGAGATGAGAGAGATAAAGGCTAACCCTAGTAAGGCACGTGACTTGTATGCACCTGTTAAAGATAGAATCAAGATTAAGGATGCGACAGGTAGAGACATGGCATGGGTAGAGAGTGTATGTAAAGCATACAAACCTGATGTGGTACTCTTGGATATGGGAGATAAGTTTGCTAGGACAGGTGGCTTTGCTAGAGCAGATGAAGCATTGAAGGCTAACGCAGTACATGCTAGGCAGATTGCAAAGCAACATGAGTGTGCAGTCTTTTATATGTCACAGTTGTCTGCTGAAGCTGAAGGCAAAGTAATACTTAACCAAGCTATGATGGAAGGCTCACGTACAGGTAAGGCAGCTGAAGCTGACTTGATGATACTGATAGCTAAGAATCCACAGGTTGAAGGACAAGACGAAGAAGATTCACAACGACATTTGAATGTTGTTAAAAATAAGTTGACAGGTTGGCATGGTAGTGTACACTGTGAACTTGATTACAAGACAGCGAGGTACGAAGCATGAAGCTAACACTAGACGTAGAAAATACAGTTACTCACAGAGATGGTAAGCTACATCTTGACCCATTCGAGAAAGATAATAAGCTAGTTATGGTTGGTTGTCTTACTGATACAGGCAAGGAGTACTTATACAGAGATAACTATGATGGGTTGCAAGACCTATTGAATGATGCCACAGTTCTTATAGGACACAATATAGTACACGATTTGATGTGGATATGGGAATGTGGTTTTGATTACACAGGTGCTGTCTTCGACACGATGCTAGGAGAGTATGTATTACAACGTGGTCAGAAACAACCACTCTCTCTTGAAGCATGTGCTGAAAGATATAACTTGAATACTAAGAAACAAGATACATTAAAAGAATACTTTAAGAAAGGCACAGGTGTAGATGAGATACCACACGAAGAACTATCAGAGTATCTGTCTGCTGACCTACATGCTACACAAGAATTAAGTGATGAGATATATAGAAAGCTTAATACTGTAGAGTATAGTGGACTGATGACTACTGTTACTTTAACCAACCAAGTTGCTATTACTCTAGCTAGGATGTACCAAAGAGGTTTCTCTGTAGATGTAGATGCACTAGATAAAGTTAGGAAAGAGTTTGAGCAAGAAAGAAAAGACTTACGAGTGTCATTGAATGGTCAGGTCAGTAAACTTATGGGAGATATACAA